GAGAATCAACTTCCTCCTTAAAAATATAAGAAAGAGACTGAACTTTCTTTTTCCACTCAATGTATCTTCCTTCTCCTTCCTTAATCATCTCACCAATCCACATCGTTCCTGGATCAGTAGAATATATAAAATTTGATACAAAGAATTCTTCTACTTCTTTATCATTCTTTTGTCTTGCAAATTTCTCAAACCAAAACCTATCTTTCCTCTTATAGAAGGCTTTATGAGTTGCTCTAGTCTTCCCACGATACTTTATGTAATCATAATGATCTTTAGTAAAGTGATTTTTCAGAGAGAGATAACAACGATAAGCATCAAACGGCATCATTATAAAGGAAGTTTAGCATGAGAAGTTCTCTTTAAAAGATTTAATTCCATGGCTTCACCTTTAATCTTTTCTTTTAAAGGTTTAGAAATTAACTTAGGAACTGATTCTATATCAACATTATTTTTTTCACAAAAAAGAACAATGGCATCAAGATATTTCATGTCCTTATTTTCTAAAGCAATAGATTCTATCTCCTCTACAAACTTTCTAGAACAATAAAATTTATCCTCCAGCAGTTCCTTAAAACTCGCTTCTTCAGGGTTTGGCATAGTCCTGCAATTTATATTCAACAAACTCTCTAACATATTCGGAGAGTAAATTGATGTACTTTCTTTTGTCGTATTCTTCATAGGTTACACAATCTCCATTCTCACATGACATTATAATGACAAACTTCTTCACCATTATACCAGTCATTTCAAATAACATGCAAGCATAAGCTGCACACTGAACAAAATAATGATCAATCCATTCTCTAGGTTTAGGTTTCTTACTAGTCTTAAAATCAATTACAGCAAGTTCCCCTTCATACTCAGCAATACAATCAACAGTTCCTGCTATCCCCAACTCTAAACTATAGAGTGAGGACTCCAAGGCATGAACATTATTAATGCTATTAAGCTTATCTTTAGATTGTAAAAATAAAATCTCAGACAAAGGTTGAACAGTTCCTTTCTCAAATTCTTTATTATCTAAATGATTCTCAGCTAAGGTATGATAATCAGTACCTCTACTAGTGGCTTGACGTGTAATCTTATCCGCTTCTTCTGTTCCTACTTTCTTTCGCCAATCAATAAAGATTTGACGATTAATGTAACTAATAACAGAAGTAATAGAAACTAACTTCTTATTACCTTCAGGAGTTTGATAATATCTTACACCATCAATAGTCTCCCTATCTAGAGTAGGAAGGTCAAGATCAACATGATTAAACATTACATACCCATTTGGAGTTTAGCGATAATGTACTCTTTAACGAGGCCACTTCTACAGATATCCTCTGCATTAAACTCTATTGTATCAAAGGATGGCATATTTTGCAAGATTTTCATGAAGTCAACTATCCCATTCCTTTCATTTGTTTTAGTTAAATCTGTCTGTGTTGCATCTCCACAGAACATAATCTTAGAATTCTCTCCCACCCTAGTAATAATAGAATCCAATTCATGAAAATTAAGATTCTGAAATTCATCTACTAATAAAATAGAATTATCAAATGTAGTACCCCTAATAAAGGATGTACTCCAAAAATCAATGGTTCCCTGTGTTTTAAGATTACCATACAACATATCAAAAGATGCATCATCCGCCATCTCAAACATATATTTTACCATATGTTTGTAAGGGATTTGATAAAGATAAGATTTGTCTTCATGATCACCAGGAAGAAACCCAATTTCACGGGTAGCAACAAGAGACCTAACAATATAAATCTTTTCATATGGAGTTTTGGTATCCAGGACATCTAATAAAGCGTTGTAAAGGGTTATAAATGTTTTACCAGTACCGGCGCACCCATAAGCGACTAGATTTTGTCCATTCTTATACCTATCAAAGAATAAACCTTGATTCGGAGTAATGGGTTCAATCTTCTTAAAATAATCAAGATTGATGGGCTTCTTCCTTTTCATTTTTCTGGTGCTCATCCCATTAGGAATGGGATTTGTACTAATACCTGCTGCTTTTTTTCTTGGCATACCTAGAAACTATAATCACGATGTTTACGAACTGTTGCTCCAGGTTGTTTAGAAGCTCTATCTAATACTTCATTCCAACCACTAGATTTTGCTTCACCTGTCCATTTAAACTCAGTTGATTGGCTGGCACACCCTTTAGACCAATCTTTCTCCCATTCAGGGTTATCATTTTTCCATTTATCATATGCAGTCATAGTCATAGAGAGTTCTTTTTCCTCTCCAGTCTCTTTATTTTTTACAGGATAAGTAGGCATACAATTCTTAATAATGTGTAAGGTTATTTATAGCCACATTGCTGAAGCTATAGTAGGAAACTGTTCAGAAAAAATACGTTTACAATCCGAAGCAATTTCCTTATGCTCTTTCTGAGTTCCATGTCCAGTCCTTAGTTCAATATAATGAAGCCAAGAACGAACAGTACCACTCATATAGAGTCTAGTAGGAGTAGCAAGAGGAAGTACAAACCTTGCACATTCTTTTGCCACACCCTCATCTAACATCTGATTATACAATGAATAAGCAGAACTGAATAGCGTATTCATCTGCCTATTAAGTTTATCCACTACCTTAGGATCCAAATCATCAATAGAATTTTGACGATTCTTATCATCCTGACGTCTCAACTCAGGCAATTCGATGTTCCCTAAGAGATTACTATCTGCATACCTCTGAGAGAATTCCTGATATGTAAAACTTCTATGACGTAATATTTGAGCTGCTAAACCTCTGGTAGTTTGTATTTCCAGAGTCATAAATGCTTGTTCGAAAATTGACCAGTGCTGATGCTTAATGCAATACTTAAGTAGTCCTGCTATTGACTCGTTCTCTTGGTTCTTAGGATTACTTACTCTCGCACAATAAGCTATATGTTCCTCAGCCTTTGGGGTCACCGTGATTAGATTTACTTTCATTCTTCCTAACCTTCTTTCTTAGTTTGCGTTGTCTCTTTATTAATCTAGCGTATGCCTGTTCTGCTTCTGAAAAATACTCGGGATGTGAAATAATATATTTGATTGCCTTCTTATCTTTCATCCCTTAATGTAATATGCTTTAAAATAAGCAACTAAGCCTGCAGTGGTTACTTGTTTACTTGACCACTCATCAGCACACTCGTAAATATCTTTAAGTGAGTGTGTTGCTTTACTAATATTTATATTTCCGTAGTTTTTTAACAATATATTAAGACATTCTGCTCTTAACTTAAGTTTTTTATCCGAGTATTTTGAATCAGTCTGGGTATCCATCGTCATCATCGAAAACTTCATCATAATCTACCATAGGTTCCTGGTATTGAGAAGACTTATAAGCCTCCACATCTGAATAAACTTCGGATTCTAGAGCATCAACCAAAAGTTTCATGTTTCTAACAATCAATTTGAGTTTCTCTTTGTCCATAGCTTTATTTTTATTTAGATATTATGACACAAAAAAAGAGGGGTGTCAAACCCCTCCTTCAATCAAGTAAGATTCTGTTTGCTTTTAATCAGCTGCAAGGTACTGCTTTGCTTTTAATGAGGATTCCACGATACATTAAATCATGGTTTCTCTGCTGGTGAGCTTCAGCAAGTACTTTTGCTTTGTACTCTTCGGTATCATATTCGACACCGCGATAATTGACTTTTGCCATTGTATTACTCCTAAAGTAGTTGGATTTTAAGGCCCGTTCCTTTAGTCGTTTGCGTCCTGTGTCTCAAAACATCCTACTTTAGTGGTAGATTTAATAACCATAATCAATTCAGTTCTATCTGCTTTAGATAAACCAGGTGCTGTTCCCACACTTTCCATAATAGAAAATGCTTCGGAACAACTAAGAACTGATGCGAATAGGAAGAGAAACATAGGATGAACGCTCCGTTCCGCGACTTACTTGCGTCCTATAAGGATGAACGTACGAATATGTTAGCATATCCATACTATATAGTCAAGTAGTTTGGTATAGTGTGATACATTTTTATATTTTTTTAATCTTTCTGGTTTGTTCATTTTTAAGTTGTCTTTCCAACTCAAATTTAATTGTAGTAAGAGGATGAATGAGATAGTTTTCCCACTCATTCTCCTCTAGAAGATCTTCTAAGTGTGCCACATGCTCTAATGCAAACACCAATTTAGTTTCCTGATTCATTCTCGCCATTTGTCAGATCATCAATTGAAAATAAACTAATGAGGTCTAGTCCCACAAGCTTCATAGCTTCCTTACCGCCCTCCTTTCTATCTACTATAGAAACTACACGTTCAACTACAAATCCAGCATCACGCAATCTCTTCACTGCTTTAATTGCTGAATCCCCTGTAGTAACTACATCCTCCAATACAGTTACTTTAGTACCTTCTGGAGGCACTAAACCTTCTATCCATGCTTGAGTGCCATGTTCCTTCGCTTCCTTACGAACAATCAATGCATTGATCATTCTATTATCCAAAGCAGATACTAAAGCCACCCCACTAACCAATGGATCAGCTCCCAGAGTAAGTCCTGCCACATATTCTGTCTCTACATGCATTAACATAGAAAGACTAGCAAGTGTAAGTCCTCTTCCAGTTAATGTTACAGGTTTACAATTAACATAGTGTCTACTACTCTTCCCAGAAGAAAGAGTAAACTGACCTTCCTTATACGCATATTTCTTTATTAGATCTAATAATTCTTCTTGCATTGCTAACTTCCTCAATTGCTTTAGGTAAAAGGTAATATTCTTTTCTTTGAACTGCTTTAGTCAAAGATTCAATAGTATCATCAGGGAGAATAGGAACTGCCTCCTGTATTATAACCTCACCCCCATCCAGTTCCTCATTCACATAATGAATGCTAACTCCTGTCTCCTCATCTCCACTCTCTAATGCTCTCTCTATGGCATGAAGTCCCTTATACTTAGGAAGCAGTGAAGGATGAAGATTAATTATTCTATTGGGAAATGCTTCAATTAATTGAGGAGATACTATTCTCATCCATCCTGCAAGGACAATTAAATCAACCCTCCATGCCTCAAAGAGTTTGATCATTTGATCTTCATCCTTACTACTAATACGAGCATGGGGAATACCCAATTTATCTGCTCTCTTTGCTGCTCCACACTTCCTTTTGTTATGAATCATTAACACAACTTCATCCTTTCTACAAGTACGCACAATGTTCTCGAAATTTGTACCATTTCCAGAACACATGACGCCTAATCTCATTGACTCCAATCCTCATAAGATGGTTCTTCTTCACCTACACGGTACTTAAAATGATCTGTGT